GCAATCAGGAGCAAGTGAAGCAGTAATAATGCAGACTTTATTGAATGACTTAAATGTTGGAGGTCGTATCTTTGGACAATTTAAAAACGGAGTTAAAAACACAACCCGCTCTGGAATATTAGGTGCTGGAAATCTTGCATCTCGTAAAACATACGAAGATGCTGGAATTAAAGATTTTAAATGGGTAACAGTATCTGAAAATCCATGTCCGGATTGTGAAGATAGGCATGGAGAAGTTGGTTCATTAGAATATTTTGAAGCAATAGGAACTCCAAGAAGTGGATTCTCTGTATGTGGAACTAATTGCCAATGCCAATTAGAACCTGTTGCATATAAAGGTAAAGGATTAGATAAACCGGTGTTGAGATGATCCAAATAATAGTTAATACATTAGTCATTATGTATGTTATTGGATATTTTGCGGTATTATTCTCTTGGTTCTTTTCAGAAGAATCCAGAGAATATATCCGGAATGGTGATGTTAAATGGTATCATATCGTCAAAGGTTCTTTTATGTGGATATTTATTTTATATGAGGTATTACGAGACGATGACCTTTAGGATAATAAAGTAAATTTGCGGACTCTCGTATTCGTAAATTATCACTAACTCAAACAAGAGGTAAAAATGTCAGAAGAAACAACAGGTACTCCGGTTGCCGAAAAATCGGAAACTCAAACAGAGGTTAAACAGGAAATACCATACGCAAGATTCAAAGAAGTAAACGATGCGTCTAAACAAAAAGATGCAGAGATACAAGGACTTGAATCTCAACTTGCCAAGTTTAAGACCGACCAGGAAGAAGCAAGGCAGAAAGAATTGGAAAAACAGGGGGAATATAAAACCCTACTTGAAGAATCCAAAACTGCAAATGTTAAACTCCAAGAAAAGGCGAATGCTTGGGAAGAATATCAATCAGCACGACGGGAGTCGTTAGTATCTAAACTGCCAGAAAACAAGCGTGGTTTTGCTGATGGAATGTCTTTGACAAAATTAGAGGAGTTTGTAGAAATAGAGGCATCTGGTACAGGTGTATCTACAAATTCAGCAAGAGCCGGGAATAGGCAAGAGGAATTTGGCGGTTACACTTCTAAATCTGAATGGGCGGTAAAAGACCCAAAAGGATATGCAGAAAATCGAAAAAAGAAAACGAAATGGAGCGGTATATTTTAATTGGCAACAGTTGATGGAAAAAAAGAACTTTTATTTGGTAAAGATTTTGACCCTAATGATGATGTCAAAATGACTACTGATAAAGAGGGGAACCCATCAGTTACAATTAATGATAAACCTGCATCTCGTTTGGATTATATCGATAAAATGCAAGAGAATGTAGAACGGTCAATGCAAGGTAAGAAACCTAATTCTTTCAGTTATTTCTCCGGTGTAACAATTATAGATGGAAAAATAGTGAGGTAAATTATGGCTGTAACTCAAAAGAGTTCATTCGGTTCGTATTCCGTATCTGCTAATGATGATATTGTAGCAGAAGCGATACATGCATTTCAAAACGCTAATGTGATGTCTCCATTAGTACAAACAGCAGTTGCTGGTGATGGTGCTGCAAGTGTAACATTCGTTGATTTTACACCAACTGCATCAAGTTCAGTAAGTTCTTTATCAGAGGGTAGTGAAGCAAGTTCTATTGAAGTTGCATCTACTGCTCATACTGCATCAATTGGTAACTATGTAGTTCGTTCAGATATTACTGATTTGGCGAGATTAGGTACTGCTGGAGATTTAGAGGGTGATGTTGGTGCTAATCTTGGACAGGCTTGTTCATTGAAAGTTGATGATTTATTAGTATCTTTATTTAGTGGTTTTTCACAAACTGCTGCTGGTGCTGGAACTTCGTTAACATTAGATGCTTTCTTTGAAGCGGCTCGACAATTACATAGTGCGGGAGCACCTTTGCCATTTAGTTTTGTTGGACACTCAAAGCAAATTTGGGGTTCAAAAGGACTACAAGGTTTATTGGTTGCTACTAACTCATCAACACAAGTTGCAGATAATCCAATTTCAGCAAACATGCTTGAAAATGGTTATGTTGGAAAACTTGCTGGTGTTAATATCTACTTTTCAGAAGAAATTAATGATGATGTTGGTAATGGTGGTGATGCTGCTGGTGGCATGTTCTCCAGAGGTGCGTTAGGACTTGGTATATCCAATGCTGGTTTGATTAATATTGAAACACAAAGAGATGCTTCTTATCAACATGATGAGTATATTGCATCAGTTAAATGTGGTGTTATTGAAATCAAAGACAGTTTCGGTGTATATATCTTATCTGATGTATCATAAGTAAACTGATTAAGGTGGAGGGTTGTCTGCTCAATCCTCCACTTTATAAAGGAGATTAATGTCTATAAATGATAATCTAAAAAAACAATTTGACCAACTTGGGAATGATGGTTCTATTAATGATAATATACATTCATTCTTAGGGGATGAATCTTACACAGGCACAATCAATGACCGGTTAAAAGAATATGGAAGTTCCTATGGTTCGTCTGGTTCAAGTATTAATGACCGATTAAAAGACTATTTCACTTCAACTAATGCTGGTTCTAATACTTTCAATGATGCGGTTAAATCATCTAAAAGAGAATTCTTGTTCACAAGTAAAGAATGGATTGGTGATTTTGATGATTCTGCTGATGTAAGTGAATGGAGTTCTACTAATGCAACATTAACTTACGATGCTGGTGTAATTAAAATCCAAGCAACATCAGTGGGTGGATATGGATATTTCAGTTTTTCAACTGTTGCTGGTAAAACTTATGATTATTCAATTGAGTGTACAGGAACGGCTCCGGGTGGTGGTCATATCTTAATTGGAACTTCTGCTGGTGATGGAACAGATCTAAACATAGAAGCAAATGATATTACTACTTATACAGGGTCTTTTACTGCAACAGGAAGCACAACCTTTTTAAGTTTACAAACTGATACGAACAACAGATTTATAAAATGGGATAACATTTCAATCAAATTACAATAATGCCAAGATACGGACATAAATCAAGGAAAGAATTAGCAACAGTTCATGAAGATTTACAGGAAGTAATGAACAAGGTAATCAAGTATTGTGATGTGTCTATTTTGCAAGGTATTAGGACAGAGGAAGAACAAAGGAGATTAGTTGCAGAGGGAAAATCCCAAACCATGTATTCAAAGCATCTTACAGGAGAAGCATTGGATTTTGCACCATACCCAACCAAATGGGAAGATAGGGAAAACTTTATTTATATTGGCGGATTCATTAAGGGTATGGCTGCATCAATGGGTATTGGTATCCGTTATGGTGGGGATTGGAATAATGATTTTAATTTAACTAATAATAATTTTGATGACTTGGGTCATATTGAGTTAATATGAAGGGGAAGAAATTGCAAGACCATCGGGAATATGTTGTTAGTGCATTAGCGGAGTTAATGAGTGATACAAAGCACATCAAAGCACAAGCAGACAAAACAGAGTTCCATTTACGGGAGCTTAATGGTAGAGTCCGTAGAACGGAAACTGCAATATCTTATATTAAAGGTATTGGTGGTTTTATTGGTGTTTTGTTCTCTGGTTTATTTACATATTTAATTAAAAAGGTTTTTTGAAAAGAGCAGTTGTCATACCAGACCAACATTTTCCGATCCATGATGCAAAAGCGGTTAATGTTGTTCTCAAAGCAATTAAGCAGATAAAACCAGACATCTTTATCAATCTTGGAGATGTGGGAGAGTGGGATACAGTTTCAGCGTGGAAATACAAGGGTAAAAAACTCCCGCCGTTAGAATATCAAATCCCAATGATTGATGAGCAGATTGAAGAAGTCAATGTTTGCATAGATGCTTTTGATAAGGTATTAGACAAGATAGGTTGCGATGAACGATATATTTGTGCTGGTAATCATGATGAATGGTTGGATAACTTCGTTGAGAAATACCCATACATGACCGAATATACATTCCGTAAAGCGTGTAAATGGGATAGACGAGGTTATACTTACCTACGATATAACGAACCATTGAAGATTGGAAAAGTAAACTTTATTCATGGTGCTTATGCAACAATGTATCATGCTAAAAAGCATTTAGAAGCATACGGTTCAAATATTGTTTATGGTCATGTCCACGATGTACAAAGACATACTTTAACTAAGTTAGATTCAGGAACTATTGGAGCGTGGTCAATGGGTTGTTTAAAAGATATGAGAGCGTGTCAGAATAAGTGGTTAAGGGGTCGATTACATAATTGGCAACACGCATTCGGAATTGTAGATTTCTTCCCAAATGGGAACTTTAAAGTTGAGGTTGTTGAAATAGTTAATGGTAAAACTTCATTATGGGGGAAAGAGATAGATTGAATACCTTAATGGAAAAAGTGAAAGTTACATTTGATTTAATTAATAAATTGAGGGAAAAATAATGGGAAATATTATAGCATCATTAGGTAGTACGGTTATCAAGTCTTTATTGACAGAAAAAGTTATCAAAGCAATTCTAATTAAATTAGGCGATTATTTCATAAATAAGAGTGATAATAAATTAGATGATACTTTATGGGCAGAAGTTAAGAAAGCACTTGGATAATGGCAACTACGACCTTTAAATACGCATCTCATAGAGATTTAAAAGACATCTTCCCAGAAGTTGATAGATACGATACAAAACGAGTACTCCGGGATTGGACAAAAGAACATGACGCATTCCCTGATGCGGATGGTGATTTATGGTATTCATATAATACAGGATTAATTACAGAGTTGTTTGTTAATGGTGGAAAAATAGTTAAAGGAACATTCCCAACATCAGCAGCAGCAACAGTTGATACTTTTGCTGATGGTAGTGCATCATTCACGATTAATGAAACATTAACTGACCAAATCACATCAGATATACTTAAAATAGATAATCAATATGTTAAAGTTTCTTCTATTGATTATGAGACAAAGGTTATCTCTATGGCAACCGAGTCATGGAGGAATTTATTTCAAACAAACGAGGCAGCACACACCAACGGAACTAATGTTTATATTGTATGGGATGCAAGTGCTTTAGGGATCGAACCTGATGTGTATTCTTTTGTTTATGACTCTGATTTAGATTTATGTATTTTGGCTGTTCCTGATGGGATTGACCCTAATGATGACATAATGGTAGAATCGGGAGAAGATACTTCTACTCTTATTAATCGATTATTAGTAAACGGTGCAATGGAACTTAATTCAATGTTAGATGCAAGATTCCCAATTCCAATTCCTCCAACATTTCAATATTCATCAGATCCATCAAGTGATACTGCTGAATATGATTATGTATTAAAACGAGCCAATGCTCTTATAACAGCTTCACACCTTGCACAAACAAGAGATATTGAACTTGCAGAGAGTTATTATAGACAAATAACCAATGCAGAAAATACGGGTATTATAGACCGTATTAATGATGGTAGGGTTAAACTCTCATTTGAGCGGGTCGAAAATGATTCAGAGGGTCGAATTATTGAAATAACCAAAGCGGGTACAATGTCAATGGTTGAATTATCTGGTGATTGGACAGGGGATAAATATGACAGGGTACAAGTTATTTGTACAACCGGAGGAGGATATGGTACTGCACAAGTAACGGTTTATTCTTATGATGGTACTAACTTATATGGTAATTCATCTGCACCAATCACAATTACCGGAGGAATGGATTATCTTATTAACGGTATCTCTGGAAGATTTGAGGGCAATTCTTTATCCTTAAATGATAGGTGGGATTTTGAGGTTCGCAGAGATTCAGTTACTAATCCACAAACAGGGAGCATTGAATTATGTCGGTAACTTATACCAAAGTTACATATCCGATTCAAGAGAAACTACAAGCAATAATCAATGATGAGTACCGTTCAGTATATATTTCATCTGAATATGTTGATTTAGGCGATGAGGGTGTACGCATTTATATTACAGGAAATTCTGATATTGAAACTTCTAATATCTTTGAGGAACGATTGTTGGAAGGCGAGGTTGTGTTTTACTATAAAGACCAAGACCCAATCCGGAGAGAGAAGTTTATCAAGAATAGAAGTGATAGATTAAAACAATTATTACTTAACAATCAGAACATTACAGAGTGGTATGATTTAGAAATACCAGAAATAACTTACGGAGAAGATGACGAGGTTGAGGGATTAGGATTTGCTCAATTATCTATTACCGTTAAAAGTTACAACCAATGGAGTTAAAATGAATAAGAAGTATAAAATAAAAGATTTAGAGGGATATAAAAAGTCTGCAACTAATTATTTTAAGTTAGGTAGTTATCAGAAGCATATCACTCTATTAAAGGGTGGAGAAATAAACTTGACTAAAACTCCATCAACAGCAATGAGTAAATTTATTGAAGAAAAAAATAAAAAAGGCGGGAAAAAATAATGGCAGCTGAAACGAATTATCAACCAACATCAGATGTTAAGGTTTACTTGGGTACAGAAGCAACCTTTGGTACTGCAACATTAGCAGCGGGGACATGGGATTTATTACCGGTAACATCTTACAGTTTACCAGAAGTATCTGCTCCGGCAGAAATTTCTACACAAAGAAGTGGAAAGTTTACAAACTTCTCTAATCAAGCAACCCACAGACCAGATCAAAAACTATATACATTTGATTTAACTTTTAAAGGTACTGCAACAAGTGTATTGAGGGCATGTCGATTAATGTTTGAAGATGGTGTCAGTGAGTGTGATTTTACAGGGGATTATGAATTTCCAACAAGTTCATATAAAGATGCAGAATCATCTACTACTCAAATGACAGTATTATTTCAAAATGCTGGTGCAGATGCAACCAGTTCTGATTTGATTTGCAAATCTTGTGTTGCTACCGGAATGACATTAGCAGAAGATATTGGTTCAGAGGGTGGAGAATTAACTGTATCTCTTAATATGGTTACTGCATATCAACCAACACATGGAAGTTTAACACCATCTTCATCAACAGAAGATACTGCAACACCAAAGAACATTAAATCTATTACAACTGCTTACATTAATGGTGGAGCACAAGAGGATTTAGTTATCATGGGTTGGGAAGTTGCATTCTCTCGAACAATTGAAAGAATACACTTCAAAGATACAACTAATTATGATCCGTATGGATTAGCAATGACCGGTGCATTAGAAGCAACAGGAAACATAAATTGTAAACGAGATGATGCAGTACATGATTTACTTGCTAAATTCAAAGATGGTAATACAGTTGAGGTTAGTCTTGCAGAGGTAAGTAATTTTACTATTGCTATTCCAAAAGCAATTATCAATGAAGCAAGTGTTGATTCTGGTGGAAGTTATTTAAAACAAGCAATTCCATTTACTGCACTTGGAAATGAGGCAACAACATCTGATTCAATCGTAGGAATAACAATTGCATAAAGTAACTATTGAAGTAAAAGACGGTAAAAAAATTATCTCAACAAGAGATGTTGAATTAAAACAACCAAATTTGAGAGAAAGATGTCGATTTACGGATTTGATGTTTGAACATAATGCAGACCCAGAAAAGAATTTATTTTCAAGGGTTGTTGAGGTTTGTCAAATATGGACTAATTATACAGATGAAGAACTTAATGAGTTTTCTGATAGTGAGTTTTTTCAATTATTTGGTATAATCTTAATTGAGAACCGTAAAAAAAAATAAAAGATGTGCTTTTAAGACTAAATATTTGGTTTAGTCTTAAAGGAATGCAACCGGGCAACCTACGATACCCATACACCGTTAAAAGTCCGGTAGATAAGCAAATAAGGGAGTTTAAAGGGATAGATGATGTATATGATGAACTCATATTGTGTAGCAACCAGGCAGAACAAGAGGGGTATTCAATCGGAGAAGCACTTTATTCCCAACATTTCTTTTTCGCCAATAGTCAAGAATTGGTATGTAAAGAAGCACAGATGACGATACAATCTTATACATATTGCAAAGAATCTGGAACACCTCCATATAAATCATTAGATGATACTCCCGCCGAGTTTATCGATAATTGGATGGTGATTAGAGAGGAATTAAATGCCAACAAATAAATATATAATAAATGTAAAAGAAAAGGGTGCTAAAAAGGCATCCCGTAATATTGGTGGATTAAATAATTCTCTTGGTAGTTTAGCATCGAAAGCGGCTCTTGCTGCTGGTGGTTTCTTTGGTGCTCAAATGTTATTGTCAGGAATGAAGACTGCAATTGACCTTGCAGGAAAACAAGAACTTGCTGAAAAGAAACTTGAAACTGCATTGGGTCGGCGTTCCCAAGCACTTCTCAACCAAGCCACAGCACTCCAACAAGTTTCAACATTTGGAGATGAAGCAATTATTGAAGCACAAGCATTAATTGCTGCATTTGTTGATGATGAAGAACAAATTAAAAAAGCTACTGCCGCAACCTTAGATTTGGCTGCTGCAAAAGGAATGGATTTAACTGTTGCTGCTGATTTAGTTTCCAAAACATTAGGTTCATCAACTAATGCGATGTCAAGATACGGAATTGAAGTTGAGGGTGCAGTTGGTTCATCTGCAAGACTTGATTCAATGGTTACTAATTTAGCAGATAAATTTGGTGGTCAAGCGTCTGCACAAGCAGAAACTATGTCTGGACAAATCCAACAGATGAAAAATGCGGTTGGGGATGCAGCAGAAGCAATTGGTAGTTTGTTTGCACCCGTTGTAATAGATTTAGCAAACACATTTAAAATTGCATCAGAAAAAGTTGATATTTTTATTGACGAAGTACAAAGGGCAAAAGGGCTCGAAGATTATGATCCATTCGAAGAATTTAAAAATTCAACAAAAGAATTATCACAATTAGATGTTGTAAATATGGTGGCAGAATTACAATCTGAACTAAATCAATTAGCTGTACCAGCAGGGCAAACTGCAACAGCATTGAAAAAAGTATCAGATGAAGTGGAAAACACCGGCACACAAATATCTTTGACATTGCCGGGTGAAGCGGGATATTTAGATGGATTTGGTGAAAGTGCTATTTCTGTTTCTGGCGATTTAACACAATTAAACAAAATATTAGAGGAAACATCATTAGAAAAATTTAATTCTGGGTTTGTTGAAACAAATCAATTAACATTAACATCTGGTGAAAATGTTGATATATTGTCAACTAAAATTGCAATATTGAATGAAATGATGGCACAATTTGAAATGCCGTCAGAATTACAAGATGTTCCATTACCACCCACAACTGAATATGATGAATTTGTGATGAAAATGCAAGAAATGCAATGGCAAAATCAAATACAAGCGGAATATAATGAACGATTCATTGAAGAATATCCACAACTTGCAGAAAGCATGGGATTAGTAACGGTTGCATTGGGTGAAAATATGACAATGG